AATAATATAATTAGCCTTTTTCCTAGGTACGTAGGTTTGTTAGAAACTTTTTTTTCTTCTTCTTCTTCTTCTTCTTATAGATAATAATAATATTATAAGGGGTATTCTCTATGTAGAATTGGAGAGATAAAATGATTTGCGAAAAATGTAATAAAAAGCTAGCTTATGTGAGGGATGTCGTAGGAGATCCTTTCCTGTATTGTCCTGAATGTTGTCAGGTATGGGTTGAGAGGGTAAAACAATGATTTGTAAAGGTTGCAAAAAACCAATACAAGACGAAAGTGTAAATCCTTTATTATGGTGTTGGTGTACAAATGGGTAAAATCGGAAAGACCTTTACGATAGACTTGGATATCTATACTTGGTTAGAACAGCACGCCAAAGATAAGAACAGGAAAGTATCTTTTGTCGTTAATAAAGCATTGCGCCAGATTAAACGAATAAGTGAACAATGGCAATGTCCAGTGTGTAATACATATAATGACAATAGATCCTTAAGTTGTGACGTTATGACTGATGGGGAGTTTTGCGAAGGAAAGCCCCCTAAGAGTTAAGTAACCCAGCATAGGTGAGCGGTCATGGTCGCAAGACGAAGACGTGCCTCAAGGCGTAGAGCTCCAAGACAATTTGGAATAAATGTAATTGAAACAGGGACAGCTCTGGCATTAATTACACAGGTAGATGCAGGTGCCGCGGCACAATCATTTTTAGCAGGAAATATTAATGCAGGATTAACCAAGATGCAAAAGGCTGCAACAACAAATAAACAAGCAATCATAAAGACGCTCATAGGAAGTATGGTCGCGAAGGTTGCAGTTAAGACATTATCACGGGGTTCGCCAGTTCTGGCATCCCTTGGACCAATTAAAGTGAGGGCATAAAACAATGGCAATAGTAGTAACACGGACAGAAGCGGCACTTTCAGCCACAACTTCTTTCCAGAGCATGAATAATCAGTTTGCATCATCGGGGCTTAGCCTTGTCGTGCCTTCTGGAGTATCGCAAATAAGTTCCATATCAATGGGAGTTAGTAGTGTTGGAACTGGAGCGGATTTCTGTTCAGGATTCAAATTAACGGGTACAGCACTCCAAGAAGGTGATGCAACCTTTATGGGTCCAGCGATCGCACAGGCCGCAAGTGGTGGTACTGGAGTAGCTAACTGTGTAGTTCAGGAAAAGACCGCACTGGGTGTAACTTCTGGAAACACTTTGGATATTCAGGTAGCTGTAACAACTGCAGCCACAATCGATTCAAGCTGTACAATCACGTTCGAGTAAATAAACAATGCCTGAAGGCGTTGGTTATTCTGGAAGCAATGTAGTAGCCGGAGCTGGATTAGAATTAAATTACGTTGGCGAATATTGCTATGCTTATAGTGGTGTAGTTCAGGTAGCCAGTACTAATGTTAAGCAATTAGATTTCCAAACGGGTAAAGGAATTATTCAAGGGCACATAAGTTGCATGGGTTCTGTGGATGATAGTAACCCTGCTCTGGGTTCATCTACAGCTTTTACGATTTCTTTCAATGGAGTCATTGTCTTTAAAGTTAAATGTGACACAGAAAACGAAGACATGCCAAGCGTTCAAACTATACCTGTGGTTATTCCACCTTATACAGGTGTGACCGTTGAAGCGGATAACAATAACGCAGATGCAGGGTTAAGGACTGGAGCATCATTAACTGGTAGAGTTATCAAATGACACTTTCGACGGGGCCGACCCTTAACTTCTTTGGAGACCATGTCTTTGCTTGGTCTGGACAAAAGGATCTAGTTGCAGGCGGCACGACCTTACTGGACTTTATCTCTCCCAATAGGTTTTACAGTGTCGTCACCAACGTCTCATTCGATTATAGCGGATGTTCTGCAGGTGATGTTTTGTCCTGGACTATTCAAGGCAATGAGAATGCACTCCATGTTAGCAAGTTCATCATAAGTGTTAATGGGATCGGGCCCCAATTCCCTAATCTATACTATACGATCCCTCCTAACACAGCAATGAATGTGCAAGCATTAGGCCCCAGTGGAAAAATGAACGTAGTACTAGAAGGTAAGGAGGTGCAGTAATGCCCACAAAGAGAGAACGTGAGTATTATCGAATGGGTTTTAAGGACGGTATGGAATCAAAATTACCAATATACGCACAACCAAGAAGCCGCGACCCTGAGTATATAGAAGAATTTGTTAGAACTGCTAGAGGTGGCCCGGGATCGGGAGCACCACGCAAGCGTAAACTATCAGCATGGAACAAATACGTTAAGGCTAACAGTAAGAAACCACGTTTCCGATATCGTAACGGTAAGTTGAACCTAAAGAAGATGGCGGTTGCCTTTCGGAAGACTCCACAGGGCAAAAAATCTAAGAGGCGCTAATGGCATACGAAGCAGTACCAATAGACGTAGAGATTCAAAAGCTCACGGCGGCAGAACGTGATGCTTTATCCAGATATAAGATACACGAAAATATTAATACATTCTTAGGCAATGAAAGGACACCGACACTTATTGCTGGTGGAATTTTATTAGTTTCAGCCCCGACGATTTTAAAACTTATATTTGATGCCTTGGCTAAACAAAAACCAGAGTTTGATTTAGATATTAAAGAAGCTGGAATAGATTATTTGACATTTACAAAAGATTTTGCTGAAGCTATTTTCGATGTTAGCGGAGCGGATCCCTTTGGCGGAACTTGGAAAGGAGAAGCCGCAGACTTTTGGAGTAAGTACGTGAAAAAATGAACGTTGGCGCTTTAATTGCATTGTTAAAATTAGCTCAAGACGCTAATTTAGTTCAAGACGCTAATTTAATTAAGATTGATAAAACAGAATATTATCAAAAGGTTCAAAAGTATTACACAGAAACTGGAGCCGTCTCCAGAGCTGAAGAAGGCCTTGGTCTGTAATGGAAATTACTACAGTTTCCTTAATGCTATACTTTGCCGCTTGGACCGTGTTTTATGCTCTTTTAAGCAAGTATATTGCCCGATTATCTAAAGATGAGTGGGTAAGCTGGGCTAAGAGCCGAGAAAGCGACGAAGAGCTTATTGAAATTCTTGAAAGCGTTATAGATGAGATTGAAGCCCGAACACATGAGATGCTTGAAACTTTCCAATCTTCTTTTTTTGGTTCCTTGGGTGCGGCTAGTAAAAAAATCGACGATGCCACAGGCCAAAGTACAATCAAAGCCATAACCAAAGATAACCCGATTATGGGGTTCGTTGCAGAGATGTTAACCAAAAGAAGTGGCTTAGAAGGACTCCTAAACAGCCAAACCAGCCCCGAAGTAGGGGTAAAACAGTCCCAAAAGAGCTCTAAGTTAGGGTTAAAGTAGCCCAAAATAATAATATAATTAGCCTTTTTCCTAGGTACGTAGGTTTGTTAGAAACTTTTTTTTCTTCTTCTTCTTCTTCTTCTTATAGATAATAATAATATTATAAGGGGTATTCTCTATGTAGAATTGGAGAGATAAAATGATTTGCGAAA